CTGGAAGTGTTAGTAAGATTACGCAAATTAATGCTAGTGTAGAATCCATCAGTAGTGACGTTGTTACTATTGCCTCTACGACTACGATCTCGGAGATTGACGTTCAGATCAATATCGAACTGGGTCTCCAGACTCAGACTGAGATTACTAAGTTTGAAGGATTCAGAACAGTATCTGCAATCTCTAGTGTATCTGGAAACATCACCACAGAACTCTACGCTGCGGCACAACCTGCTAAAGCATCTATGAATGCTCTGTTGACTAATACAATCTCCAGAGTAATTGTAACTCCAGAAAGCATTCCTGCTCTGGTTGACTTCCCAAGAGGTGCTGATGGTGGTATTCTTGGTGGTTCGTCTGAAGATGGACCTAAGCAGATTCAACAGCAACTGGATCTTGCTATCGTCGCTACTCTCACGACGATTGAATCTATTGCAATTACTGCTGGACCATCTATAACATCTACATATACTGTGAGAGCACATCTCCCACAGCATGAAGGACGTGAAAAACCTGCTGATGTTATGCTACAAAGAGAGATGGGTGTCCTTGACTACTATACTGAACTTGTCGTTCTAGAAACATCAATTAAAACTAGAAACTAATGCCAGAATTACAATTAGCAGCAGGATTTAGAACTGTCTTAAAAAGAGATGGCAACACCATCGATGTCACCAATTTTGGAAAGAGAATCCCTGATGGATTTTCATCATTTACTAGTGGTGCTGTTACATACACACTACGAGATTTTGAGTTTATTAAATTTGAAGGTGATCATGTTATTGAAGATATTCAAAGAGCGTTTCCGCAACTTGCTATTAGAGATTTTGAATTGAGACCACAGTCTACCTTCACTCTATCAGGTGATAAGTTCAATGCTGGTCCTTCAAGTATGATTATGGGAGTCACCATGGCAGATGGAAACCAAACTATATCAGTGGATGCGGAGAATCCTACCATCATTAATGTAATTGCAACATCAAGTTTCGAGACCAGTGGTCATATCTTCACTGCCGCGAGACAATTGATTGAATATACGGAGAAAACTGCGACTACATTTACGGGATACGTAAAAACTGGTCCGACTACTCTAAATAATAACGATGAAATGATCCAATTTTCTGGTCCTGAGTGATCTGAAAATAAATAGCATATAAATAAATCAGATATTAAAACGTCCCAGAGAAAACAACAATGGCTGCAATCATCTCAGATAAGTTTAGAATCTTTAATGCTAAACAGTTTTTGGAGTCTCTTAGTGAGCCCGCTGGTGGAGCAGAAGATAGTCCTGAAAAGACAAGAATGTATTTCTTTGTTGGTCGCCCCCAACGCTGGGATGCATTTCTTGAAATCTATTCACAGAACGCTGTCGCTTTCGCAGAAAACCAATTCGTTTATGTTGCATCCGATACTAACGGAAGCTACACTTTTGCAAACTCCCCTTTCAAAGCTTCAATCGAACAGGTATATGACAATTCACTGATCCTAAGTGATGTCACTCCTTCCGTAAACGCAACCCCACTGCCTAATGCAGTTCTTGAGGGTTGGAACGGAGCAGCAGATACTGGCGCTGAGGCACGCGCTGGTGTATACCGTTACGCAACAGAAGACACCCCTCCTACTCCTCTGGACAACCAGATCGAGAAGTTCAGCGTCTATGACGAAATTATCGCTGCTAAGCGTATCACCGATCAGTTCGCTCGTGCTGTTATCACTCGTTACGATTGGAACCTGCTCGCTACCGAGCCTCGTTTCGATATGTATAAGCCTGACTACTCCGCAACGACCACTGGTCAAGTAGGCAAGCAAGCCACTACTGGTGCTTCTAGTCTTGGTGCTTCTAAGTTCTATGTAATTAACTCGAACTACGAAGTCTTCAAGTGTATCTACAATGGTCAGTTCCCAGGTCAGGTAGATCCTAACCCTGTATACGAACCAAAGACTACTCCTTCTGCAGGTCAAGGAACCTATGATGCAGGAAGCGGTCTCTTCACCGAGAGTGCTGATGCAGTAGTTGCTAACACTGCTGGTTCGGGATACATTTGGAAGTATATGTATACTATCCCTACCGATGACGTTCTGCGCTTCTTGTCTACCAACTTCATGCCAATCAACTTGGCTGGCGAAGCAACTCGTGCTGCTACAGAAGCAGCTGCTGTTGATGGTGCTATCGACGTTGTTCTAGTTGAGGATCTTGGATCGGGTCTTCCTAACGGAACCCACTATGCACCTGTCCTTGGCGATGGTCAAGTATCTGGAACCGAATCTGTTGTGAAGATTGTCGTTACCGCTGGTGCGATTGAATCTACAGAAGTGGTTGTTAACGGTGCAGGTTATACCTACGCTAGTATTGCACTGGATGACGGCGCAACTGTTGGTGGTATCAAGTATGGTCTGTATGCAGAGCAAGCACTAACCACCGCTAGAACTGGTGTTGGTGGAACAGGTGCTCTGGAAGTTGTTCTTCCTCCTCAAGGTGGTCACGGTGCTGACTTTGAACTGGAACTGAACGCTAAGCGTGTCATGACCAACATTCGTCTGACCTATGCTGAAGGTTCTGGAGACTTCCCTGTTGATAACGACTTCCGTCGTATCGGCATCATCAAGGACCCATTCAACTGGACCACTACTGACTTTGCAGTCCTGGATACCTTGAACGGTCTCTATGCTGCTAAGATTACTGGAGCAAGCGCAGATTACGTTTCTGACGAAACAATCACCCAAGCACTTGCTGGCGGTGGAACTGCTAAAGGCACCGTTGTTTCCTGGACGCTTGATGCTGGTTCAACTACGGATGGCGTTCTTAAGTATATCCAGTCACCTGATCTTCATGCTGATCAAGGTGTTGTAAGAGCATTCGATGATAGTGCTAACATTGTTGGTGCTGCATCACTCGCTTCTGGTGCTGTTAACACTGGCGTTACTGCAACCACGCTTCTTGGTATCAGTTTCACCAATGGTTTCGGTTTCCCAGAGATCGAGCAGAACTCTGGTGACATCATCTATGTCGAGAACAGAAGACTGATCACCCGTGCTGCTGACCAAATTGAAGACATTAAGTTGGTAATTGAGTTCTGATCCATTCCTAACCTCCTAAATAAGGTTAGGAAAATCAGAACGTTAGTAATACACAATGCCCCAGAATACTAACTTAAACGCATCGCCTTACTTTGAAGACTTTGACCCACAGAAAAATTTCTATAAGGTTCTATTCAGACCAGGGTATGCAGTTCAGGCTAGAGAGTTAACCACTCTCCAGTCTGTTCTGCAGACTCAATTAGAAAATTTCGGTAGGAACGTCTTCAAGCAAGGCGATCTTGTTGTGCCTGGAGAAGTAGGTCTCAACACAAGACTTAATTTTGTTAAGTTGTCATCGGTATCTGAAGTAGCAATTTCTGATGACGATGGTAACATTACGTATCAAAAGTATGATATCAAGACCCTTGTCGGTCTGAAGGTTGAAGGTATTTCTTCAAGTGTTGTTGCTACTGTTGTAGCGACAGAATATGGTTCGGATACAGAATCTGACACTATCTACGTTAACTATCTGGATAGTGGTTCATCTGGCGATGAAGAGAGATTCCGCCAAGGCGAAACATTGGAGGTTGTTGGGGGCGTCAACTCTCCTCTGTTGGTCGTCGGCACCGATGGGGTCTCTCTGCCTACATCTGTTACTGTAACCGATCCTGATACAGGCGTAGAGTCTTTCCTAGACAGTCCTGCGATGGGTTATTCTTCTGCCGTTAAGGTAGAGGAAGGCATCTATTTTGTTAATGGATACTTTGTGAGAAATTCTGAGCAGCTGCTCATTGTTAACAAATACTATGATCAACCTTCTGCTAAGGTTGGTTTTACAATTTCTGAAAGTCTGGTAACACCAGAGCAAGATTCATCTCTATATGACAATGCAAGAGGTTTCTCGAACTTCTCTGCCCCTGGAGCACATCGTCTCAAGATTGATCTTCAACTAGTTAAGTATGACTACTTTGCTTTAACTGATAGAAACTTCATCCAACTTTTACTCGTTAAGAGTGGTGTCATTCAGAAGCAACTCAAAGCAAATGATTTCTCTTTGGTTGAAGCAGCACTCGCTAGAAAGACTTTTGATGAGTCTGGCGACTATGTTGTAGAACCATTCCCTCTGCAAGTTAGAGAATACTATCAGCAAAATGACAACCTTGGATTCTATTCCAAGGATGATGCAGGTCTTGTCAATGGTCTAAACCCCAACGTTGCTGAAGCAAAGTTGGTAGGAACCATTGGTAGTGGTAAAGCATACATCAAAGGTTACGAGGTCAAGAACAAAGAGACCAAGTATATTGAAATTGATAAGGCAAGAGATTCACTAAAGAGAGAAAATCAAACTCTCAAAACATCTGGTCTGACTTCATTCTTCATTACCAACGTATATGGCACTACACCTCTAAACTCAGAAGGTGCAGAACTGAATGCATATCCAACCGTATTCTTGAACTCTGTATACAATGACGGCACTGTAGGTCTGAATGATACCGAAGCAGATAGTGATGTCAAGCAGACTATTGATCGTCGTGGTCTAGGATATGAAGTAGCTGATGGTATTAAGACTATCTACTGTTCTATTGAGGACCCTGCTTTTAATTCAGATAGTTTTACTGATGCTCTACTAGAGTCTACTATCTCCAAACTGTGGTTCATCAAGACTCGTTCTGACTCTGGTAACACTAATACCTATTCATACGTTGATGTTCTTTCTTTCTCTAAAGTAAGGAGACCTGAAATTGATGGAACAGGTGCAGCGACATATCTCGAACTGACTGTTAAAGGTAATCGTGGTGAACTAGATGTATTCTTACTTGATTATGATCTGACAGATTCTATCAATCTTGTTCGTGAACTCTATAAAACTGAAGTTGAGGTTCAGACAAGAAACTCTCCTCTGTTTGTAATTAGAGATTACAACGAATCCATCACTCCTATTGTAGGACTAGCAAAACCAAAGAACATTGCACTTAAAGAAGTAAGTCCTGGTTTCAATAAAGATACTGATAAGATTGTATCTAAAGGAAAACTGACTGGTGGTGTTGAAAAGTATAACTCCATCTTTGACTTCTCGTTCTTTGCTCCTGAGTTCTTCACTCGCATTCTTCTAGAAGAGACTATTACAGGAACTGAGTTCATTCCTGGCAAGTATATCTATGGTGCTGTTAGTGGAGCAGTTGCTGTTATTGAAGGCGGCACGTCTGCAACCTACTCATCTATCAATAAATTATTCGTCACTATGGTGACTGGTGTATTTTCACCTGGAGAGACTATCCTAGGAGAAGATGGTGGAACACTTAAGATTGCTGTAGAGAATACCGTTTCTCACTTCATCTGTGTCAAGCGTGGTGACTCCTACAACGTAGGAAACCCTGTCATCTCCCTAGATGGCGTAGAGTATCCTAGAAGTGCCATTGAGATGGTAATACAAGGGTCTGGTGCTATCTCTAGAGTATATGTCAAAGATAGAACAGCAGTTACTCAAATCTTCTCACAACCACCTGTAGTAGAAGTTGGTGGTGTTAGTCCACTTCCACTGAACGGAGCAAATATTGTTCCTGTTCTGTTTAGGAATACAGTATATACTTACTCACCTAAGAACGTCAAGTCTCTATATTCTGCTTTTGGTTCTGGTAGCAAGAACAAATTCTCTGCTGATATCGAACTAGAGAGAACTGGTTATACTACAACTACTGCCATTACTGATTTTACATTCTCTGGAACCAGAGGATACAAGTATATTGAGTGTAATGGTTTTAACGGTGATGCATCGAGAAATCTTATTCAAGGTGATACTGTTCTATTCTCCGATGTCAATGGCGACGTATTCAAGTATGTTGTCCAGTATGCAACCAGACCTGATGGTGTCAAGAGATCAAGAATTTACTTGGATCGCGCACTGCTAGCAGATGTTGTTAATGCATCGGTTGTAAACCAGAGACCTCTTATCGAGAATCCAGTTGGAACTCTAGTATTCCCAACAGGAGATAAGCAGATCAAGTCACTGATTGATTCATCTGAAGATTCCAAGATCACTTACTACTTCAGAAGAGATTTTATTACTACTGCATCTTCTGGTAGTGGTAACATATCATTTGCTGCACAACTTCCATTCGGAACACAGAGATTTGCTGATTTTACTCAAGAGAACTTCTTGATTACAGTTCTAGATCCTGGTGTTGCAATTCACAATTCTGAACTAGGAGCGGATCCTGTTAATGATCCTCCTGTTCTGCTTCCATTCACAGGAGCACTGAAGAAAGGTGATGTTGTATATGTCGATCCTTCATTTGTAACTATCGATCAGTCCGATAGCAACCTGACTGCTGGTAGTGTTACTATTAACTTCCCAGAAAACTATTTTGGTAACATTGACCAAATTAGAGCAGCACTAGAAAATAGAGTTGCTAATCCAGAAGTAGGAGATCCTACGTTTGCTGTTCCTTCTATCAACTTCCCAACATTGAAGTTGACTGCTACACTGCAAGTATCTAAAGCAAAACCAAGACTTAAGACTTCTGTTGAGAACAAGCAAATTATTGTTCAATCTGGTGGAACAAATGTCGTTCCATTTAGAGGACAGGAGAATGGCGGCGAGACTATCCAGATCGTCTCCTATTCTGACGTATACAAATTGAGGTATGTATATGAAGGTTCTGTCTCTGCACCTCCTACTGTTGATGCAGGTGGTAACCTAGTATCTGGAACAGATGTAACTGATAGGTATACCTTCGACAATGGTCAAAGAGATACCTTCTATGATACTGCAAGACTAGTTCTAAAACCAGGAGTATCTGCTCCTACAGGACAGTTGATCATTTCTTTCGATTACTTCGAGCATTCACAAGGTGACTTCTGCACGATTGACTCTTATCTGCATGAAGCAGGTGTTACTGAAACTGAGATTCCATCATTTAATTCCTCAGTCAGTGGTCTAGTCTCCTTGAAGGATGTCATTGACTTCCGACCTAAGGTTGACAACACAAACATCCTTCCAGGGTATCAGGACGGATCCTTCCTAGCACAGAATGAGTATCTATCATTCACTGCAACTTCTGGTATTCCATCCAGCACACCATCCGATGATCTGAACCTACCTTGGACTGTTAAGTATAACAAGGATCAGTATCTTGATAGAATTGATGGTGTATTCCTCAATACTCAAGGTAGTTTTATTGTCAAGAAAGGCAACTCTTCCTTGAACCCATCTAAACCTGAAACTCTTAGTGATTCTATGCCTTTGTTCTATCTGTATGTTCCTGCATACACTGATAGTTTTAGAGATGTAAGAATTGTTCCTGTTGAGAACAAGCGTTATACGATGAAGGATATCGGTAAACTCAATCAACGTGTCGAACGTCTTGAGTATTACACATCATTGAGCATCCTTGAGCAGCAAGCATTGAATATGCAAGTTAAGGATGAGATCGGTCTAGACAGATTTAAGACTGGTTTCTATGTTGATAACTTTGAAACACATAAGGGAGATGTCAAGTCAGATGACTATGCTTGTGCTATGGACTCTCAACAGTCTGTTCTAAGACCACAGGTTAGCGAAGAAAGTCTTCTTGTTAAGGAAGTCAACACTAGAGAAGACCAGAGAAGAGTTGCTGGTTATGTCAACAATAATGGTGTTCTTTCTCTACCATTCTCAAACCAGAGATTACTTGGTAACAATTTTGCCACCAAGACTATCAATCCCAACCCATTTGTTGTTCTACAGTATGTTGGTGATCTATCCGTTAATCCTAACGTTGACTCCTGGTATGATAGAAACACGGTTCCTCTCGTAACAGATAACAATACTAACCTGTTTGTTCCTTTCCTTGCTAAGTCTGATATCTCTTCTGCATTCAGCAGTCTGTATAACTCATTCCTAGTAACATGGAATGGAACTGAGAGATCTTTCTATAATATTAACGGTCTATCTAAGACTAATGATGAGATTGTTGCAGAAGAAGTAACTGCTGCATCTGTTGCAAGTTCTTCTAACATCAGTCCACAGAACAACGAAACTCCTAAGGGTGTATCTACGAAGACGAGTGGTGGTAAGTCTGTTGTCAACTCTCTGCAATACTTTGCTCGTAGCATCCCTGTTAAGTTTAACATTCGTAGACTGAAACCCAAGACTGAGGTATTTGTATTCCTAGAAGGTAAGAAGATCAACCGTTGGGTTGTTCCCGATATCAGATTCACTGGAATCCCTGGTAACTCTTTGTCTACATTCAATGCTCCTATCATCACTGATGCAAATGGTAATGCAAGTGGCATCGTTCTGATTCCTGCTGGTAAGGCACCACGTCAAGCATCACAGTGGACAGGTGATAAAGAAACTGTATCTTATGATGCAAATTCTGAAGAAATTAGAATCACCACTGGCGAGAAGACTCTTAGATTTACATCTAGCAGCACAAATGCTGATAAAGAAATTGTAGAGACTTTTGCAGAAACTAAGTTCTACGCAACTGGTCTTCTACCAGAGAATCCTGCTTCTATTGTATCTACAAAACCTGCTTACTTCAAATCAAATGAAGGAACCCAGTTGGTCTCTAGCAATACTGAGCAAGAGCAGAAACCAAACCCACTCGCTCAGACCTTTAAGGTTGAGAATTACGAGGGTGGTGTATTTGCAACTGGCGTAGATATGTTCATTAACACTAAGAGTGATACTATTCCTCTTCGTGTATACCTGACTGATGTCAACTCCGAGAAACCAGGCAAGAATGTTGTTCCTGGAACTGAGGTTGTTGTTGAACCTTACACTTACCTGAAAGCATATGTTTCAGATACTGTTATCATTCTCAAGGACGAAACAATTTCTGGAGAATCTAGTAATGCATCTGGTCCTGTATTGAAGGTTCTTGATAAGAATAACAACGAACTTGCTATCTCAGAAGACAATGAAATTGTCCTGACCAATGAGCAGGTTTACACTATTGTTCTTGATAATAATAACGGCATCGCATTTGTTCCTGACGAGCGTCTGAAGATTTCTTCTATCACTACATTCAATAATGCAAACAATACTGAGATCACTGCAAGAATTGCTAAGGACTCTGGTGTTGTCTCTGCACTGAAGGTTTCTAATGCTGGTGATAACTATGACACTGCTACTATTACTGTTGAGTCTCCAAGTCTACCTGGCGGTAGCAACGCGACGGGAACGGTTGTAGTATCTGGTGGTCTGATCTATGATTCTACTATCACTCTTGCTGGTAGAGGATACACAGAACCACCTTCGATTGTTATCAGAGGCACAGGAATTGGTAACGGCGGAGCAGTTATCGAAGCAGAGATCGAGATTACAGAACCTGCTGTAAGAATGGGCGTTGCTACAGATACTACTGGCGTTGTTCCATCTACAACTCCAACCAAATTCCACTTTGACTATCCTGTATATCTACAAAACAATACTGAGTATGCTCTAGTTGTTGAGACCGATTCTCAGGACTACAAAATCTGGGCGTCTAAACTTGGTGAGACTGAAATCGCAACTAACACTACAGTTACTACTAACCCATCACTTGGTTCTGTCTACAAATCACAGAACACTGGTTCTTGGGTAGAGGATCTGTTTGAAGATATCAAGTTTACTCTGTATCGTGCTGAGTTTGATATCTCTTCTAATGCAACCATTGACATCACTAACCAGTCGCTTAGTTATGAAAAGATGATTAACAATCCTCTAGAGACATTTGCATTTGCAAATGCCAATGCAACGTCTGAGTTGTTTAAGAACAACAATAATGTTATCAAGGTCAACCATAAGAATCATGGTTTTGAAGATGATAAGTCGTATGTATTCTTCAAGAATCTAGAGACTACTGCTGGATATACACAAGGATCACTGAATACTACTTTGTTCAGGGTATCTAACTGTGGTATCGATACATTCTGTGTATCAGGAATTGGCAGAGCAGCAGACACAGTATTTGGTGGTGGTGCTAGTGGATTGATTACTTCTAATAAGAAGTATGAGAGAGTTCTTGCACAGTTCTCCTATATTCAGTCGCCGTCTACAAACATTGATACTACAATCAAGACAACTAATGTAGTTCCTGTTGACTCCAACACCCAGAACTATACTTCATACTCTGTTGCTGATTTTGAAAGAACGTTCCTTAACGAAGAACAGTTCTTTATCAACCAGAAAGTTGTTGCATCAGAAATCAACACTCTGCTCAACAACCTTGGTAATAGTCTTGTCTACAGACTAACACTTTCTTCTACTAAGACATATCTGTCTCCAATCCTTGATCTCAAGACATCTTCTATCAAACTATCTTCCAACAGAATCGAGAATGGTTCTGGTAAAGAAAACAGATATGGTAAGAGATTACAAGTCATTGAGTTCTATCCTGTATACAGATTGTCTCTAAGTGGCAACCTAGACAGCAACAGTAATCCAATTGTTATTAACGCTGGTCAAACTGTTGAAGGTATTGGTAACGATTCTCAAAATATCGAGGCATCTGGTTCTCGTGGCGAAGTTGTTAGATACAGAACTTCAGATAATACTATCTTTGTTAAAGTTAAGAACAACAATGTTTTTAAAGCAAATGAGCAACTCTTCCTTTCTCTGCAATCGCAAGAAAGTGGTTCCCTGGAAGATAACACAGTTGTTGTAAGTGCTGCTGGTGCAATTAAAGTAAATCCTGATTTCTCGTTTGGTCAACTAGTTACTGGAATCAATCCTTCTGATCCTACCAAAACTTACGACAATCTAATCAATGGAACTGTCCGTATTTGGGATGTTCCTTCTCAGACTCTGACTCTAGAGAATGATAAGCAACCAATTAATTCTGATTATGCTAGCACCAATGAATCTGGTTCCTTCATCAGAACTCAGCAAGTTGCTGATCAGTCTGCTGATATCTTTAGAATTGGTGACCTTGTTTCTTGGTCAAACTTAGATGCAGGTGATGAGAAATATTATGAAATTAAAACTATGGAATTCTCCGAGGGTGTAGATTTTGTTTCCGAAGATAGTGCAAAGGATACTTCCTCTGTTGCTAAGTATGTTACTAAAGAAATTAGTCTTACTCAAGGTGCAACTGCAATTGATGTTATCATCACTGCAAACGTAACCAATAGCGAGAATATTCAACTTGCATACAAGACTAAGACTACTTCTATCCAGAAGAAGTTTGAAGATATTGAATGGCAGTTCTTTAATGGAACTGGATTTGAGGATACTCCTAAACTTGCTACACCACAAAATACAATCTCTGCTCAGAAGGAAGAACAATCTGCCTATCAAGAGTTTAGATTTAGTATTGACAACCTAGATGAGTTCACTTCATTCGGAGTTAAGATTTCGATGAAGACTGATGATCCGTCTTACGTTCCTAAGGTTCAAGACATTAGAGTAGTATCATCGACATGATAAAAGTCGAAGGACACGAAAACTTATATCGAGACCCCAATACTGGGGCTATCGTTAGCAATGAGAAACCTCCAACAAAGGTTCTGCACACTGCCATAAATGACATAAATACTTTGAAGGCAGAATTATCTGAAATAAAACAACTCTTAAAAGAGATAGCACGCAATGGCAATTCTTAGAAACGTAGCTAAATCAGACACATTTGAGAAGCAACGACAAACTATTAACCAAGTAGCAGCAGATTTGTTTGCTATTGGTGGTGGTGGAAGTGATTTATCTACAGGTCTTCTAAGGTTGGGTGATGGAACCAGAACGGAACCATCGCTTTCTTTTGTTAATGACACATCTGTTGGTATCTTTAGACCAGGAACAAAGACACTAGCATTTGTATCTGATGGAAAGAAACTCCACCAGATACAAAATGAATCTTCCCTGTATTACAGGAATGTTATTCTCCAGAAAAATGTTCTTGAAACTGGGGGATTACAAATCACTGCTGCTGGTCAAGACTACGATCCTGGAGCATTTCAGAATATTGCAGTCATTGGTGGAACTGGTCAAGCAGGATCTTTAAACATTACCGTTTCTGAATTTGATGGATCTACAATAGGAGGATCTGGATACACTGCACCAGATTCTGCTGGAGGAACTGGTGGATCAAATTTTTCTAATGTATCATTACAGGGCGGGAACGGTGCTGATGTTGTTGTAACAATTGAATATGATGCGGGATCTACTGGATTTAGTTCTACATCAATTACTGATTATGGAGATGGAAACTATCAACTTAATGATGTTTTAACTCTTCCAACTGGTGTCAATAATATTACAGCAACAGTTACTGATGAGTCTAATGAACTTACAGTTGCAGATACGACTGGAATTCTTGAAGGATTCATTGTAACAAAAGTATCAGGAACTGGTAACTTAGCAGCACCAATTGCTGGAGACATTACTGTAAGTCAAGTTCTTGATGCTACTACAATTGTTGTTTCTAGTAATGGAGATGCTACTGGAAGTGCAGTATTTAACTTCGAGGCTCCATGGGGAACAGGAACTGGGTATTCTTATACTATCGATAAACTAGGTGTTGTAACTAATGTTTCTGTTAATCAAGAAGGCGAAGGATATAGTATTGATGACAATTTAACTGTATTTAATTTAGACCTAACAAATCCAATTGAATATATTGTAGATATTGAAGGTCTGATTAAGGCAACCTTTACAACTGCTGTTCCAGCTGGAACTTTTGTTTCAGGAACTTCATATAACTTCAGTAGAGCAGATCCCTTTGGTGGAGCACCAACTACAATTGCTGCAGTAGCAGAAGAAGTAGTAACATCTGGAGGATCAATTACACTAGTAACTTTCTCTGTTGGTGGAACTGATTCTCTTTCTGGAGATGACACTATTGGTGGTCTTACAATAGACACCACTGAAAATGTAAACAGGTATACGATTGATACTGGTGATGGTGTTCCTACTAGATATCCAAATTTATCTTTGTTTGTTAAAAATACATACAAATTTGATTACTCTGCTGCTGGAAGTCATCCATTTAGATTCTCTATTCACCCACTAGGAACTCATAATACTATTGAGGACAATGTAACTCTTACTGAGGGAGTATCTACAGTAACACTTACAGATGCTTCCAGTGTTTTGCCTGGAATGACAGTAGAAAGAGGAGAGGGCGGAGCGATTACTGATACTGGAGATGTAGCACCAGCAACTACTGTAGTATCAATTAATGGAAATATAATTACTTTAAGTGACGCTGCTACAGCAAGTGGAACATCGCCAATCTTGATCAAAGGTGTTGAATATGATGGTGCAGAGGTAGTATATGAAAATGACTATACTACTATTCAACCAACAGATGCTACTCCTACACTTTATTATTATTGTGCTCAGCATCCAAATATGGCAGGTGCTGATGCCACTACTGGTCAGATCACTATTGATACAAACAATCCAAAAACGTTTGGTTCTGGACTAAACATTTTAGTAACTTCTATTGTTTCAACAGACAATATTACTTTAGATGTAAGTTCTGGTAATGTTAATGCTATTTCAGTTGCCACAGAAACTGCAGATATCACGACAGTAAATTCTACTGATGTATTTGCAAATAATTTTACTGCATCAGTAGAAGTAAATACAAATACTATTACTTCTCCTGGTGGTTTGCTACTGCAGTCTACTGGTCTCACAAGTCCAGTAAACATTAAAGGACAAAAAATATCTTTTGTTCCTCCTTCAGAAAATGCTATTGCATTGTTGGAAGTTACTACAGATACTGGAGATCTCACAACTACAGGAACTATTAAAACTACGGGGACTATCAACTCATCTGATATCCTTAAGATTGAAAATGCTAATATTTTCACCACAGGAACTAATGATGTAACGTTGACTCCTGCTCCCAACAGAGTTGTTAAGGTTGATGCAGTTACTGCTCTTATTATTCCTGCTGGAAATACTGGAGCAAGACCTGGAGTAGGAATTGTAGAAAATGGTGCTATCAGATATAACACCCAGACTACTCAGTATGAAGGTTACAGTTCTGCAACTTCATCATGGTCTTCTCTTGGTGGCATTAGAGACCTTGATGGTAATACATATGTAACTGCAGAAGAAAGTGTAGGAGCAAACGACGATACTTTCTACTTCTATAACGGCAATAGTAATACTTTAAAAATTACTCCAACGAAATTTAAGTTTGAAGAATTAAAGCAGATTGCATCTCTCAATACATCTGCTCCAGTATATACAGAATGGACCTCTAACACACCTGTATCTCTGGGTTCTTATCTAAAGCATAGAAACAATATTTACGAAGTAACTGTTGCTGGTGTTACTGCTACTGATGGAAACGCTCCAACGCATACTTCTGGAGCACTTCCAAATAATACATCAGAACTTACATATTCCACAACTGCTGTATCAAACCTCCTATTCCAAGAAATTAATGAGGTCCAGATTGATCCGTTTGGTGACACATATCTTACTATTAGTGGAGATTTGCGTCTTCGTAATAACGTCATTTCAACAGACATCAATGACTTAAAACTTCAACCAAATGCTGGTAAGAAAGTTATTGTTGATGCAACTAGCACATTAGTTCTTCCTGTTGGAAATAATGACGAGAGAGGAGCACCAGCAACTGGATCTGTTAGATTTAACACATCTTCAAGTCAATTTGAAGGTTACGATGATAATGGTAACTGGGGTTCTCTTGGTGGAGTCAAGGACGTTGATCAAAATACTTACATTATTCCTGAGACTTCTCCTGGTGCTAACGAGAACATTCTCTACTTCTATAATGATAACACCAACACGATGCAACTTAGCACTGCATCTTTAGACTTGACTAATATTGATACCATTACATCAATCAATAATACAAGTCTTGCTCTTGAGTTCACTCGACTAACCGTTGATAACAATGAGTTTGTTCTAGATAATACAGTATCTGATAGAACATTTATTTACAATACTAGACAATACCTACAGTTTGGTATGTCTGGTGGTCTGACAGTTGATCCTATTCTCACTATTGAAGATACTGGAGATATTTTTTATAATACTGCATTCGGAACTGGCAATGAAGAAAACCTAAAAATATTAAATAATGATCTAACTGAATTTGAAATTAAAGATTACAAAGTTCTTACATCTACGTTTGATCTTGTAAAAGGAACTTCAGAAAATGGTTCTGCTCTTTTATACAATAAAACAGATCATAAAGGATGTAAAGTTCTTGTGTTTATGGAGAATGCTTTGTCTGCTAAATCTTCTATGATGGAGTTTAGTGTCATTGATAATGGCACAGACATTTTCTATAATGAATATGGAAGTTTAAACTCCAACGAAGACGGTGCCACTGCAGAATTTGACTTTGACATTGAAGGCAACGCTAGAATTTCTTTAACATTAACAAGTGATCATTCTACCAATGACACCATTAAGTTCACTGTAGTCTCTCAAATCGTAAAGTAAAATGGCATCTAACATCCAAGAATTTGATTCTAAGCATGGGTTTTCTGTTGATCAGACAACCGTTGTTGATAATTTTCGTAATGCAAAAGATATCAATTCTTTAGAAATTAAGAATAGAAACTATGATGATAGTTTTGCTTCTTACTATATTCTTAGAGGATTGAATACTTCAATTCTGGCACTTGATGACACAGGATCTCAAATTATTCTTCCAGGTAATAGTGTGAGTTTCATCACTGCGACAATTCTTGCAGTGAATGAAGTTGGCACAGCAGTTTATCATGCCAAATTAGAATCGTCCGCACAAACAGATTTTGGCGGAGTTTCCACAGTATTGTCTAGTATGACAACTGTCATTAAAGATAATATTCCTTCTGGTCAGACATGGAATATTATTCCTTTTGTTGGTGGTGGATCAAATAGATTTAGTTATTCTACAACAAGAGCTGGAACAACCCTTGGAATTAAATGGGTTGTATATGCTAAGGTAGTAAATATTGAGTTCCAATGATGCTAAATAAGGTAGGAGAAATTGCAGGCGGAGCTCAGTAGAACATGAGTTTTAACATTAATTCCGACAAGGAGTTTATTAAGGCGTCCAAACCTCAGATTATCGGCACGGCAGAATTTGCTATTAAGTCTGGTGTCGGTGTAGACGAAAAAGAAGTTATCAGGGCTCTTCTGGATTCAGAAGAGAAGTTACCTCGTGTAGGTATCAATAGGACTGGACAAAGAGTCAACAATATTGATGTATTAACAGGAGGTTCTGGATACACTTTAAGACCAACTGTTACAGTTTCTCCTCCTCCTGCTGGGGTCGAAGGTGCTATTCAAGCACTTGCTTCTTCCTTTATCTTCAATGGTAGAGTTTCCAGTATTGCTATTAACAATCCTGGTAAAGGATATAGCGAGCCGCCTACTGTAACTATTACTGGTGGTAATGGTGCTGGTGCTACTGCTGAAGCATTTCTAGATACTGTTGATTTTGAACTAGACATCAACGGTGCCATTAGAACTTCTACGTCTATCATTTCTGATACGGCAAGAATTCTTAACCTGGATATCGATAACTTCGTTACTCCAGATGCTAACTTCAGGGGTCCAAACCTGAAGAACTACATGAACAATACTGGAACCATTTGGTCCGCTAATGTTATTGTTCAAAAAGATTCTTATAGATATTTTGGTTCAAATGTATACCAGGCAATAAATGCTGGTCAGACAGGCGACTTTGCTCCTGAGCATCTTGATGGAATTGTGCTCAATGGCGAAGTTCAATTAAAGCACATTGGTTTCCGTGTAGTTGATGCTACCGAGTTTGGATATAATGAAACTGGGGAAGCAGGTGTCTTCCCAAGATCTATTACACCTTTGCTTGGTGATAGATCAGATAAAATTGCTACCACAGAATACGTTCTCAATCTGGCAACCAATGACGTTGGTGGCAGAATTTATGTTTCGTCTCAAATTGGTTCTGACCTGAACGATGGTCGTTCAGCAGTTAATCCAGTTAGAACAGTTAAAAGGGCAGCGCAACTTGCATGGGAAACTGTTGGCGTTAAAGAAACACTGATTGTTTCTGGTGGCGACTATGTAGAAGACAACCCCATTTCTCTTCCACCTGATGCATCAGTTGTTGGTGATAACCTTCGTCTTGTAATTATCAGACCTAATAATCCTGGTAAGCACATCTTTAAGTTTGGTGATAAGAACTATGTTACTGGCGTAACTTATAGAGATAAAGTTGATGCTAACGGAGACTCCGTTGCAACATGGGACTTTGCCATGGTGTTTGACGATAAGCAAAGAATTCTTATCGACAAAGAAGCTAATGGAGATTTTGGAGTAAACTTCCCGACTGGTCATCAAGTATTCGGACCTTCAAAATTCCAAATTAATTTTCAAAATAATAGCGGTCTTGCTCAACTCGCTAGTGGACTAGAAGCGGTTGGTGTTAACACTGGCGCTAGAGGCGATATTTCTAATGTTAGGTTTGATGACCTTACTGGAAATAATGCATACCGAAATGGTAAACTTGACATTGTTATTACTAGTGGTTCGTTCCTATCTGGTGAAGGTTTTAAATATCTAATTAATGGAACTCAAGGAGTATCTCTAGATACTTCATCAGGAACAACCAGAGCAAATGCTCTAGACAACACAATTGTGATGTCTACTAATCCTGTTCTCAGTAACATCGTTCCAGGTGGATACGTATATCTTGATGGAACAACGAATGCTCTTGTAGGAAATGGTTTCTATGAAGTTCTGCAAATTGATGATGACGATGCTCCTGCTTACTATGTAACTCTTGCTCCCATTCTAGGTTCTGTTGGGTGGAGAGAAGAATTATCAGGAACCATTGATATTTACGCTGCATCTGTAAACGAAGGTGCATTCGATTCTACCAGTATCAATTCAATCCGTGCTGAGGGTGAAGTAGTTTATACTACGGAAGATTTTGATACCCCACTTCCTATTTCTAGACTTGATTTTACTCTACAGGGAACTTTTAATGATGGTTTCCAAAATGAAGTATTTGGAGATGCAGAAGATTTAGGTGGAATTGTATTCTATACAAACGCACTTGTCGGTAGAGAAAATACTCACGACTTTAAAGAAGGAGAAGAAATTTTAATTGAAGGTCTTCCCACAGTCTCTCCTGATCTTTCATTCTTGAATGGTTATCAAAGAATCTATAAGGTTATTGAAGATCCTGATGGTCGTGCAAGACGTTTTGTTATTCCCAAAAAAGTTGATGCTTCTTTCGGATTAAACAGTAATAATGATTTTGATCCTGGTCAGTTTGCTACTGTTAAATCTGCGACAAGAAGTGTTACTCTATCGCTTCTCAACTCGCCAAACACATTCCCTCTAGCAACTCCAGTTGATAGAAGGTTCCAAGATGCTGTCACATTCATTAGAAATAATAGAGACTTTATTTCTGATGAAGTTGTTGGAAGAATCAACGACGAGTTCAAAAAATCCTACTACTCTGTCTATAATATTGCAGGAACTGCATCAAGTCAATTTACTCCTACAGATGTAAGTTATAATCCTGCTACAGGAGATTCAGTATTTACTGTTGCTAATCATGGTCTTGGTTTGGGTGATGGTGTCAGAATCGATGATGATTCGGTTGTGTTCACTTGTGCCATGGATGGCAACCTGACTGAGCATAGTGCTCCACAATCTCATCATTATTCAAGTGGAAAAACTCTACCTATCACGGCAAGCACAACAAATACATTTACTGTAAATGTAGGTGCTTCTGGACCCGATCAACAATATACTCCATCCAATGCAACTTATAATCCAGCTACGGGTGACATGGTTCTCACCATTGGAACTCATGGATTGAGTATTGGAGAAGGTGTTGTTATTGACGACAATTCTATTTCATTCA